ATCACTATCACTTATTGCAAAGGTGTCGGACGCAGGTTTAGCTAAACTCTTTGACACAACGTCATTGAGTATGGACTCGTCGGACATTGATTTGTCCACGTCCTTAGCCAAGCTCTCAGTAGCGTCAACCGCATCAGAGAGTGATTTATCTACATCAATGATGTTGGTATCAGATATCGCAACACTATCAGAGAAACTTCTTAGTATGACAATTGTCACTAAGATAACATCAGTAACACCATAGGAATCACTGAATGGTTTCTCAACAGCTTTAGCCGCCGCATCGTTGCTAGAGAAAGAATCAGCCCTTGGTTTTGCTATAGAAAGGGAGATACTATCGTTTGCCGATACTACGTCTTGATAGAGCTTGTACCATCCAGCCTCATCGAGATAGGATGTAGCGTCTATCAAAGCAGCTTGAATCGCTGTTTGCGGTAACTCTATTGATACCGTTGCGGTTCCGACAGCAGCAAACAGAGAGGCCGAAGCCTTTGCCCGTTCGATGACTACATTCACCGCTTGGACACTAATGCTGCTTGCTACCCTTACTTCTGAGACTAGGGCTGAGGCGAGGACGGAAGATACCGTCACTCCCATCTTAGAACTCCGAACGTAGTTTAAACTTTAGTAAGTCGTAGACAGTCTGTATTGAACCGTCTTGGAACGTGATTTCAATTTCGCCTTCGTACTCACCGGGTGGGCCATCAAGTGCTGTAGGTTCTGTAGTCCAATAAAAGGCTACGACACCGCCAGCTCCATTTGTTACCACGCCAGTAATTGTGGCTGTTAATACGGTAGCTCCAACTTGTCTGAACTTTAACAGTACTGTGGCACCAGTGATGTTGATTGCATCGCCAGTGGTTTCGTCTGTTAGTGTGCAGATCAAGGTAGGCTTCGTATCACCTTGAACTAGCTTGATCTTGTCCGTCATTAGATTCTCCGAATTTTTACATGCTTACTAACGCGCACATAGTTCTTCAGAGCGCGATCCCTAGCCACGTTCAATCCAGCAGTGTACAGAGCTTGACGAGCAGCAGCTAGTTTGAAGTCTGTGTAAGGCTTGTCATGAGACATGAACATCCTAGCTAAAGTGCCGTGAGCTATGATCTCTGCATAGTCTTCGTAAATAACATCGTCAATAGATGAAGTGCTACGAGTTGGCTTTAACGCTACAACTAGAGTCATAGCATTGGCAAGTGTTTCATTAGGGATTGGATAAACAGAAAACGTATCAGCATCTTTCTGCCATACGTTCCGCGGATCTTCACGCCTTACTGGTGCATCTGCTGCATTTGGATTGTACGCAGCAGGAGTATTGATCTCATCAAATGAGACGGGGGTAAGCTCCCTACCTTTGTACCAGCCCTTCAGGATCTTTGTGACTTTCTTATCCTTAGGTGGCTCAAGGTCATAGTCAGATACATCGACAATCCCTGTGACAGGATCGAGTGTGGTTTGCAGGATCAAAGACTTTTCGCAGAAGTCAATGATTGTGTTTTTAATTTCTAGTAGTGCCATGTCTACGTTCGCAGATGGAACGTGAGGCATAACATTATCTAGGAAGTCGTTATGGCTTTTCATTTCTGTATTAACTCCCTCTGCCATAATGAGCGCAGGTTTGCTGCTCTAGTTCCTTCCGAATACTCATCATCTCTAAGTTCAGATCTAAAGACAACATAGTATGAAAGCAACTTTTGCACGTTATGAGGAAGTGGGATAGCGTCTGTGGCAATGTAGTCAGGATCGTCTGCAGTCCAACTAAGACCACTACCTAGTCTGAAGTCTGGACGCATACGGAACATCTCAGACACCCCGTCATTGCAGTAACCCATCAACTGTTCATCAGTGTACCGAACGCCTGACGCATCGTTAAGGGTGACTCGCACATCATCAATTATCTCTTGGAAGGTATGGGACATTCTTTATCACCACTTAACTTTATCGGCCCAGTACGCAGCACTCATCTTGCCTTTGGCTATATCCTTAGCATGACGAGCCTTAAAGCTTTCTCTGCGCTTGCGGTACGATTCTGATTCCCCGGCTTTCTTGGGTGAGCCTTGAACACCCTGTTGACCAAAACGAATTGTCTTGACCTGATCACCTTCTTTTGCCACAACGACGTGTGACTTGGTTGGATGATCTGGAGTGCGCTTAGGCTTGTTGAAGCCAGCAACACCCGCCCTCTCTAACCTAGGATCTTTCTTCATTTCTTTCTCCCAGCCGCCATATTGTCAATCAGGTTGGGGTATGGTCTGCCAGCGGCTTTTGCCCTTTTCTTTGCAGCAGCTTTCTGCATTGGAGTAAGTGGCTTGCTTTCTTTCTTTGGGTTTGGTTTATCCCACACTGGCTTCTTCTTCATTTCTTAAATCCCTTCAAGGTCTGGGCAAGTCGAGCGCGTTGACCCAACTTACCCGGAGCCTTAGCAGCTTTGGCTAACTTCTTCTCTGGAATCTTCTCGCCCTCTTTAACACCTAGTTGCTTACGCAGCGCACCCGGTTTCTTGATTGCTTTATCGATCCAATGTTTAGCCATTGCTGCTCCTTACTTTTTCAAATGAGATATATCTGGTTCCTCATACAAAGGCTTGAATGCCTCGAACGGCCATACGCCGGGCTCCATATCGGGGAACTTAACCAGAACAGCATCACCCCTTGGAACCCAGCAGAACTCTACATACTCGTTCTCTGCCGAAAATGCGTAGCCATCCATCATCTGAAAGCCACCGCAATTTTTGTTTTTGT